CCCTGACATGAGGTGGACCACTATTGAAAATGTGGAATCTTGGGACCTGTCGGTTCAAGAAGATTCCGTAATCCCTACCGAGATACTGGGCATTCCCTATTTGAACTATGGTATAAACGACCCTAACACCCCTGACTTCCAAGGTTTTATGGGTGTTAGCGGGATTCTTAGTGCTCAACCCAACGGTTCTAACGCTGACAGGGGAGGAAACTTCGGCATCTATTTCCGTGATAAACGATTGTGGAACCTGTATATTCAGAACAGCTATCCTACAACTTATCAGCCGGGGACCTTCTGGCTTGACTACGCATACTGTGCCGTCAATCCGCAAGGCCCGTGGTACACCGAAGACGGACAGGTTAGGGTAGATATGGAGATGGCTATTCAGTCCACCCTGTATGCCGAAATTGTTACGAACGAAACTTGGACCTTCCCCGTAGGAAACGCCCAAGGGCTTACCTTCTTTCAACGAGATGCTTCGTATACTTCTGAAATGATGTTCTCCGTAGGGTCGCTTCCTTCCGGAATACAGGGAGCATATCTGGACATCCAATATGGGCGGCTTAACCTAGTAGTCATAGCTAATCCCAGAGGGTCTGCAATCAATGGCACTATTCCCATTCTGATTAACGGTGAGAAGGCGTTCGACATTGACGTAGAAACCGTGGACCTAGATACGCAAAAGGTTCTTACGGTTCAGAGCACCACTGCCGCTAAGCAGGAATACCATGCTGGGGATTATGTTCTCAATGCGGATGTAGTCAATAAACTGACGCTATCCTACAGCGGGCAAAAGTTTCCCTATTTCCAATTTAATCTTACCCTGTGCGCACTTACGGGGTCTACCTTTAAGAAGGTCGCGACAAGTGATAAGATTCAACGCGTCGTCCTGCGCCAATGGGTGAACCCCTGTTACGCCGTAGATAGTTACATGCAGATTCCGGGAATCGGGTACTACAAAAAATATACCACGACGATGAACTACAGTTTCCCTGCCGTGTTCGGTTCGGTTAGTTGGGTTCCGTGGAATACGAGGCCCGACCTTTCTGGCAAGAATGCTGGACAGTACTTCCCGCAGACCCGGATGAAGAGGGACAGTTACTCCGGCCCCTGCACCGCCGTGGTAGAGGAAGCCTTCTCCCCTGACGGAACATGGCCTAAAGGCTGGGGCCTTGGGACGTCGGTACAGTTCACGACGAACAGTGGGTATTTCTCTTCGCCGCTTTGCGATTACCGTCTGCCCGCATGCCTCCACGGCCCGCTGGCTATAACCGTAGTCATTGGCAATCAGGACGCCAAGTGGCTTCCCGGCGCGTTTAATACGGCCTTTCCGGCGACTACCCACACAGATTGGAAACCCGTGACCTCCTATTACGCATCCCCGTGGAACGGGGGCATGATGTGCAAGAAAGTAACCATTTATCCACCCAGTTAAGCTCATGGCATTTATAACTAAATCCTATTTGACCTATCGCAATGTTTGTGACGAGCTTTGTATGCTTATCACAAACCAGCCGCCGTCCAAGTCCAATGTTGACTTCCGTCGTATATTGAAGGAAGCGCAGAACCTCCTGCTCAATGAGGCCACGGTATCTCCGGATTCCGTGGAAACCTTGGACTTTGAAGGAATCCCTCGCGGGGGTTCTATCTCCCTGCCCGAAGAATATGACAGTATTGTCGAGGCATGGTCGCCCAGTGGCAAGAAATACCACATCATTGACCGGGCCATGTTCGAAAGCAACACTTGGTTCCGTTCCGAATATCCCAAGCACGACAGCGGCTATCATGCCATCATGCTGGACATGGGGCTGAATGAACAGAACCTTCGTACCTACTCGGTATTGTCTGGCAGTAACGGCATCAACGATAATCCTACGAGCAACGTCATGACGGTTTCGGCACGGTGCGCATTGCGCGGCCTGTCCCTTAACATTTATGACGACGCGGCATGGGAGGACAAGGAGGTTCGTATCTACCCCGGATGTCTTCCCGCATTGAAGGCGATGATGCTGGCCGTGGTCTATAATGAACAGGGCAATACCCAAATGGGGACGGACAGCTACGGCCTTGCCGTCAAATACCTGAACGACCACCTGCGCAAATATCGTCAGGGCACGTATCAGGCTCCGAACATTATTCAGAACGGCGGCATCATGCAGTGCCCCGGACTTAACCTCATGTAATTATGGCAACCAAACGTACAGACATATCGAGCGAGACGAAAGCGAGCGGGGGCATCCCCGCCGCCAAGTCCATTAAGCAGAAGACGATGGACGAGGTGCTTCCGAAGACGAACCCCGACATCCCTCTCCGTCCAATGAATAACAACGACCCGAACAAACCCGTCGACGCGAAGGAGATGAACACCATCGCCGCGGCCAATAGTAACCACGGCATCAAGAATCCCCCGGCATCCGCGGCTCCCGCGGCGGCCCAGTCTCCTAGTCCCTATGGGCGGGGGATTACTGAACCAGCAGTGCCGGGAGCGGTCGACCCCAACAGCGCGGCCTACGCGGCTCAACAGCGAGCGACCTATGCGGCGGGCATGCAACAAGCCGCGGCAGGGAAACTCTCTGCGGAGGACAGGCTCATGCTTCGTGGTGTGGACCAGAACATAAGCAGGGGATTGATGCCCACCATATCTCCGGCTATGCCGACGCAAGCGACGGCTTCCACGGGTTCCAAGGGTTCCACGGCTTCCGCTCCAACCGCTGGCCCCGACACCTCCACGGCTGGGTTCTATGCGCATGCGGAGAAGATGCTTGGCCCGGATAAGTTCAAGACATTCATGGCCATGCCGGAAGCGCAGAGGAACGCGATATATAGCAAGTTTGTAGAGAGCCGGACCAAGAATGCGCCCGCCGCGGGAACCGCCGCGGGAGCTACCGCGGGAACCACTGCCGCCCCCTCTGGCTCTAGGTTCCCCGCCTCTGCTCTCCCCTCTGGCAATGCTCCCGTACCCACGAGCGTCCCGACGACTGCGGGTACTGGAACTGCCGAGAGTATGCTACGAACCTTGAGGGATGATACGGCCAACCCCGAAGCAAGAGCACAGGCGCAAACATACCTCCGCGTCCGAACCATGTACGCCCAGCCGGAAAAGTTTGGTAAGGAGATTAAGACCCTCGAAAAATTGGAACGCGCCAAAATAAAGGAACTTAGCAACATGTTCAGGAATAGATTGAATATCCGGGACCCCCGCTTCGCCCGCCAGTACGCCCAGTATCAGGCCCTGCGGAAGAAAGACCCGCAAGCGAAGCTCACCCTCTACACTGAACTGATGAAGGGACCGGAGTTCACTCACTTGGACTTCCGAAAATAAATTTGACATAATACATATTTCACTTGACCCTCGCCCCACTCATGATAGGATGTTGAAGACCCACATGAGTGGGGCAAACTTATTATACTAATACTCAACAAACATGGCTATTGACTTTAGTACCGCCAATATGTCCGACTTCACTCCGAAGTCGGGAAGCAGTATTGCACGTGAACAGCGAGCCGCAGAAAGGCACGCCGCGTGGCAAGAGACGCAAGCGCAGAAACAGCAGGACCGAGAACAGAAAGCACTGGACCGCGAGCAAAGGTTAGCGGAAAAGAAACAGACCCGTGCCGAGAAGGGAGCGACGGCGACCGCAGACTATGACACCTTCCTCTTTAAGTCTGTTGATGACTTTGCGGAGAAACAGAAAAAGGATGCGGAACACGCAAATAATGTAGAATGGCAAAATAAATCCCGCGCCCATACGGAACAAGAATGGAAAACCGCCGAGGAAAATAAAGCCCTCGACATCTTGAACAAAGGAAACCGTGGGTACAGCTTTGAGGGAATCGACTACATGAAAGACTATGTAGACCGCGGCGAAGATGCGCTGGTCGATTTGAAGGCCGCTTCCCGTGGTGATAGCGAGGCCATTAAGAAGCTTGCCAACAATACGGGTCTTACCGTTGTGTCTTCTTCCGAGCTTACGCCTACGCACCCCGCCTTCTTATCCCGCTCTGGCTTCGGAAGTGGAGAGGACGGGAACCCCGTCGTAACGGAAAAGTTCCTCGCCATTGCCGCGGACAGAAACCGTAACGCAAAGGCAGTGGCCAAAGGCATTGCCAACACAATGGAAAAGGCCCGGAAGGATTACCTCAACTCGAATCTAGATGTTGGAACAGGTAAACCTACGGCACAAGCCATCGAGACCGCACCTATTGCTTACACCGCAGAAGAAATAGAAAGCGTCATCAATACGATTAGGCGCGAAGACATTGGCAACTATCGTGCCGCTAAGGCTCTTTACGACAAACACCGCGCTTCTTCGACGGAGGGCGTGCAGAAGAAAACCCCCAGCCAAACGAGCGTGGGGGAGCTTGGCGTTGGCGAATTCTCTGATTCAGCACCTTCATTTACTGGGAATGTTTTTGCTGAACTCGCCAACCTTTCCAAGTCTCCCAGCAAAATGTTCCAACTTGTCCGCGACTACGGGGATTACCTTTCCCGGAGTACGGAAGATATTGAATCCCCGGAAGCCAAGGAATCCAAGGAATCCGATTCCCTTTCTCCCGCCGCGAAGCGTGCCGGGGAAATAGCAGTAGCGCGGATTAAAGCCGTGGACAACATTGTCTCGCGGATAGATGAGAGCTACACCGGATTGGATGTCATGGGATTAAGGGATGCTCTCCTTAACCCCGAAGCAGTTGCTTTTGCGGCATTGACCCTTGCCCCCGGCGTGGACATGGATGTAGTGCGCAACCGAGCACAAACCCTAGCTAACGAGCGTCGTGCCTTGGTAGAATCCGACTACCAGCATGCAGTGGCCGATGCCATGATGGAAGAACTGGCCACAAGGTTTCCGGGGGTTCCGAAGAATATATTACTACAGGCCGGGACGACGAAACTGATTCAGGACTATACCTCCAAAGCCACGCCGAGAGGCACTCTCATGGATGCAGTCAAAGGTGCACTGGCTGACTACCGAAGCACAGCGGGACAAATTGCGGACGTACTTACCTTCCAACCGGGGAATAGTGTGGGCAAGACCTCTGACCCAATGAGTACGATGGAATGGAGGAAGGGAACGAGGCGTGGCTCATGGGAGTATGGCGTAGTGGGCGGCCCTACCTTTGAAGTCGGACCGGAGAGGTTGAAGGAGTACATGGACCAGTACCATATCGGAAGTACCCGTGACGCTCTCAACTCCCTCTCCCATGCCGCACGCATGGGTGACTTGGGCGTGGGCCGTGGCAGTCTCTTTGCATACAATCCGCACACCAAGGAAGTTGATACGAACGCCACGCTCGAACTGAACCCCAATGCTCTCTATAATGATAAGCTGATGGACCAGAGCATTGAGGCTCTCCGTGCTAGTGGCGCGGACGAGAAGCTCATCAATCGCACCATTGAGAAGTTCCAGAACCTCCGCAAGAAATCCGCACAGGAACTTGTGAAGGACAACATTGCATTGGACGAGACGCTGGGGACGCTTCGCGATACGTGGCTTGGCTCCGGCTTGCAGTTCAACCCTATCTTGACTGAATCCATGAAGCATCTGGACAAGCACCTTTCCTTCAAGAATTTTTACAACGAACAGAAGGAAGCGGGCAAGAGCGACGAGGACATCCTCTCCGCATGGCAGGAGAAAGGGCAAGACACCATCAACTCTGTTCTCCGCGGGTTACAGATAGGTACGCACAAGGCAATCGACCTTGGGACGGGGGCCGCCTATGGTGCTCTTCTCTTTGCACAGAATGCAGTTGGCAGTCGTGCGGCGATGGAACATACCCGCACCCTCTGGGACCAGCTGAACAAAAAACAGGAAGCGGAAGCTGAACTTGTTCGAGGCAATATCCTTGCGGACTATACTGCGGAGATTGCCAACCTCGGCTACCAAATGGTAGCGACCGCGGGGGCTGGTAAAGTTGGCGGCCTCGCTGGCCGTGCACTGGAACGTACCGCGCTATCACGGTTCGCGAAGGCAACGGCTAACGTCGTAGCGAAGCGGGCAGAAGCTCTTGTCCCTGCCGCCCGTCCGGGATTGGCGGGGCGTTGGGGGGGGGACATTTCGCCCCACCCCCACACCCCCTCTGCGCTCACCCCCCCCCCCCCCCCCACCCCCCCGCGGTCCACGCCCGCCGCGGTTCGGGGGTGCGGGGGGAAGGGACCCCCCCCCCCCGCCC